CAACTGATACAACAGGACGTCCAATCTACAACGCTGGAAATCCTATGAACAACGCAGGATCTGCGGTTCCAACATCAATTCGCGGAAACGTTCTTGGACTTGATTACTATGTAGATCCAAACATGGTTGCAACTTCAATCGACGAATCAGCATTTATCATCGAGCCACGTTCAATCGAAATCTTCGAATCTCCAGCTCTAACATTGGCCACAAATGTGCCAACAACAGGCGAGATTGAAATTTCACTCTATGGTTACATCGCAGCTCAAGCCGTCTTTGCAGGTGGCCTACGTCGCTTCAACCTAACCTAAGCAAACTAATCATGGGCTAGGTGCGCTCCCGTATCTAGCCCAGCAGCTCACATAAAGGAGACAGAGATGCCAGCAATCATTACCGTAGCAAGCCTTCGGACGGTTCTTGGCGTCTCTGTCGCCCTTTATTCTGATGCCTATCTTGAAGGCATTATCGATTCAGCCGAGCAGGTAATTCTGCCGCTATTGACTGCCAATCAGAATTCAGTCGCCGCCGTTTATCTTCAAAATAATGTCGCCTATTACATCACTCAGAAACCGAATACATTCGTCGCTGGTCAAAGTGTCGTAATTACAGGTTGCGTTCCAGCTACATTCAACGGAACACTGACAGTAACTTCAAATTATTATGATCCATTTCCTTACTTACCTTTCGCATATCCGGCTCCATATTTCTACTTCACGGCAGCTATAACAAATAGTGATATTACATTCCGTCCGGTCATTCCTGGCGGCGTAGTTTATCTATCTGGGGCAGACGCGGCCACGCTCTACGCAAATACCGACGCAGTCGAACAGGCGGTCACCATCGTCAGCGTTGAGATATTCCAGAGCGTGGTCGCACCAGGTGGTCAGATTGAAGGCGTGGATTTTACGCCGTCGCCATATCGAATGGGCAGATCACTGCAAAATCGCGTCATTGGTTTATTAGGTAATTACATCGACGTTTCAACGATGGCCATGTGATGCCTACGCCAACAACTATTGCAACAAACGTCAGAGGCACTCTTGCGACTGCTCTCTCTGGCGTCGTGGCTTCTGTGTATTCATCGCCTCCAGAGGCGGTCATTCCTCCAGCCTGTGTAATTGTTCCGGATTCTCCCTATTTGGAAACGACTACAATCGGCAAATCTGCGGTGCGCGTGAAAATCAACTTTGTGGTTACTGCGGCCGTTGCGTATAACAACACGGCCGGAGCACTCGACAATCTTGAGCAGCTTGTTATTAGCATCATGGCAGCGATGCCAACTGGATACGAAGTCGGAGACGTCCAACGTCCGACAATCCAACAGGTCGGAGCAACCAACCTACTAGTGGCGGATCTCGCGGTCAGCACTTACTACACACAACAGACAATCTAAGGAGACAAAGAAATGCCAACAACAATAGTCACCGGTCGCGACATAGTTTTTACTCTTGCCACCGTTAATTATGACGCACAGACAACTTCAGTCACTCTCGTCAATGCGCCAGTCATTACTACTTATCAGACACTTGATGGAAAAGCCTATAAGCACATTGATGATCAGTGGACGCTTAACATGGAGCTTCTTGCAGATTGGGGCGTTGCATCATCACTCTTCGAAGCGATGTGGACTGCCTTTACTTCTGCTCCCAACACTGCACTTGCATTCAGCTTGACAACTGCAACAGGCGCAGTCTTTACCGGCAACGTGTTCCCAGTAGCACCAACTGCTGGCGGAGCTGCACCAGATGCGCAGACAGATTCTTGGGCGATGCTTTGCTCAACAACACCAACCGGCACATTCAGCTAAACAAAACAGAAACGGGAGCACAGAATGAAACTACCAATCACAATCGAATACATGTCCGGCGAATCTGCAACCTACACGGCTCAGCCACCAGAGTGGGCTAAGTGGGAGCAGAAAACTTCGCTAACTATCTCGCAAGCGCAGGAGAAGATTGGAATCTCTGATCTTCTCTTCCTTGCGTGGCATGCGATGAAACGTGAAGCCGGTGGCAAGCCCGTCAAGGGCTATGAAATCTGGTGCGAAACAGTGGCAGATGTGCAGGTGGGAGACAACGACCCAAAAGCCATCGAGCCGGAAGCGTAAGTCGATTATTGGTTGAAGTCGCTATTGCGACAGGCATACCGATGAGAGAATGGACTTCGGCCGATGACATCTACACGGCAATAGAGATATTGGAGAAAAGGAATGGCTGAAGATGCGATTGCTTATGACAAAACAGATCTTCGTCGGATTACTTCAGCATTTAAGGCGATGGATGAGGCGGCTACTGATGCAGCAAAAAGAGAATCCTCAGCTCTGGCAGAGTTTGCTCAAGGCAAAATCCAGCAGAAAGCCACGACCAGAGGCGAAGCCGCCAACCGCATTGCCAGTGGCTCCCGTGTGTCTAAATCTTCCAAGATTGGCGAGCTTTCTTTCGGCTTTGTAAGTCAAAAGTTTTCTGGTGGTGGCACAACAAAGGATCTCTGGGGCGGAACAGAATTTGGATCTAATAAGTATAAGCAATTCCCAATTTGGTCTGGACGCGGCGCAAAAGGCGGTTCGCAAGGTTGGTTTATTTATCCGACACTACGCGAAATCCAGCCAGACTTGATTGCAAAGTGGGAAAATGCTTTCGACAGAATCTTGAAGGAGTGGTAAATGGCCGGACAATCGCGCACACTCAAGCTCTCGATTCTTGCTGATGTAGATCAACTTAAGAAATCGCTGACATCAGCCAATAGTGAAGTCGATAACTCTGCATCAAGAATGAGCGATTTTAGCAAGAAGGCAGCTATCGCTTTCGCTGCTGCCGGAGCTGCGGTAGGTGCGTTTGCAATCTCGGCAGTTAAGGCAGCCGCAGAAGATGAGACTGCACAAACTAAGCTGCAAGAAACTATCCGCAATACAACAAACGCAACTGCGGAGCAGATTGCCGGCATCGATAAATATGTCACGGCTCAAAGTATTGCTACGGCGACAACCGATGATGTCATTCGTCCTGCCTTGTCTCGCCTATTGCGCGCAACTGGAGATTTGACTAAGTCGCAAGAATTGCTCACATTAAGCCAAGAAATATCTGTGGCAACTGGCAAGCCATTGGAAGCGGTGACAAACGCCGTTGCAAAGAGCTTTGAAGGATCCAATACTGCACTTGGCAAATTAGGCATTGGCATTGACGCTGCAACTCTTAAGACAATGACATTTGATGAAACGCAACAGTTACTCAACAAGACATTTGATGGCTTTATTGAAAATCAATCAGAAACTGCTGCGTTTAAGTTTAAGCAAATCAGCATTGCCGTTGATGAATCTAAAGAAGCAATCGGCGCAGCTCTCTTGCCAGTAGTCAAAGAATTAGCCGATTTTATTATTGTTTCAGTCGTTCCGGCGATTGAATCCTTTGTTGCAGGATTAACTGGCCAAGATAGCCTGGCCGATGGTCTTAGCGATACACAGAAAAAAGCCGTTGAATGGGGCAGGAATGTCCGAAAAGTCATTGACACAGTAATTGATCTAAAAGATGAATTAATTGCGACGGCGATTGTAATTGGCACAGTCTTTGTTGTTTCCAAAATTGCCGCAGGTGTTACGGCTACGATTGCTTTAATTAAAACATTAATCACTGCATATAACGCATTAAAAGCATCGGCAATCGTTGCTGGTGTTGCAACGGCATTTGCTCTCAATCCTTTGCTGGGTGTCGCAGCCGTTGCAGCCGCCGCCGCCGTTCTAGCTGGTGCAAATGCCTTAGCAAATAAAAGCAGTGGCGAAACACAATTTGCAGTCGGTGGAGCACCTGGAGCGATTAGCGGTGGCGTGTTTCAAACAGACGCCCAGAAAGCAGCATTGGCAGCTAGTCAATCGGCTGGATTAGCAGAAGCCAAAATTATTATTGCAGGACAAGCGAAAGGCTTAACGGCTAGTCAATCTTTAGCAGCAAGTGCAGGCGGATTCACCGATTCACAGAATGCAGGCCGATTAACGGCGGCTGGAAGTGGCGCATTCACAGACTCTCAAAACGACGCCCGAATCAATCTGACAGTCAATGGCGCAATCGATGCCGAAGGCACTGCTCGCACAATCGTCAAAGTTCTTAATGATTCCTTTTATCGTGGCACTGGCGGAGCCGGCGCACTTCAGGCAATCTAATGACCCAGTGGGCTCCAGTCTGGCGCGTCAAAATTGATGGCACTGATGTCACCGATTCGGTTCTTGCCAATTTAAACATTACATCAGGGCGCACAAATATCTACGAGCAAGCCCAAGCTGGCTATTGCTCAATCACTCTTATCATCTTTGGTCAAGCTGCATTACCTTACGAAATCAACGACACCATCTCGATTGAAGTGCAAGACACATCAGCCGTCTATGTGCCTATCTTTGGCGGATCAGTAGTCGATATTGCCGTAAGCGTCTCTCAGGTTGGCTCTAGCGCATATACTCAAGAAGTCACAATCACGGCTCTAGGAGCCCTTGCAAGGCTTCAGAAGGCTCTCACAGATGGCGTCTTAACACAGGACTTTGATGGCGACCAAATAGAAACAATCTTGCGCGAAGTCCTATTGGCGCAGTGGCAACAAGTTCCAGCCGCGCTTCAATGGAACACCTATGATCCGACGACGACGTGGGCGACTGCTGAGAATAACGGACTTGGTGAGATTGATACTCCAGGCAATTACGAGCTGGCTCAAAGAGCTTCAAATCGCGTAATTATTTATGATTTAGTCGCCGCGCTAGCCACGAGCGGATTAGGTTATTTGTATGAGTCGGCATCGGGCTTAATTAGCTATGCAGACTCGACACATCGGACGACTTACCTTGCACTAAATGGTTACACGGATCTCACCGCAAATCACGCTTTAGGGCAAGGAATAACAATCAAGACACGGGCAGGCGACGTCAGAAATGACATCACGCTCAGTTACGGCATAGATTCAAGCAGCGAAGTCAGTGATACAGATCCGGCGTCGATAGCAATCTATGGCGACCTATCTCAAATCATTACAACGACCATCAAGCATGAAGCCGATGCCGAAGATCAAGCTGCGTTCTATCTTGCACTTAGAGCTTATCCGCAGCCAATCTTTGATTCCATCACCTACGCATTAACCAATCCAGAACTAGATAATGCCGATCGTAATGCTCTTATCAATGTATTTATGGGTCAGCCAATCGCACTGAATGACCTCCCGCCAAATATGTCTTCTGGCACGTTTCAAGGCTTCGTCGAGGGCTGGACTTTCAGAGCTTCTTACAATCAGCTTGACATCACTCTTCTCATGTCTCCATTGGCATATTCACTTAATTCGATGCGCTGGAACGACGTGCCAATAAACGAGCAGTGGAATACCGTGTCGCCGACTTTAGATTGGGCAAACGCTACAATCGTCTCATAATGAAAGGGAAAATGAATGGCTAATCCAACAACCTACTTCGGCTGGGTCATGCCGACCGCTACGGATCTGGTCACTGACCTTCCGGCCGATTTCAACGTATTCGGGCAGGGCGTTGATACGTCAATGCAGGATCTACTTGGTGGCACGACTGGTCAAGTATTGTCTAAGGCATCAAATACCAATATGGATTTTACTTGGATAGCGCAAGACGATTCCAGTTTGACAATTAACGCACAAACTGGAACGTCTTACACTGCGGTGTTAGCAGACGGAACAAACAGTCTTGTCACAATGGACAATGCTTCAGCAAACACTTTTTACATTCCAACAGATGCAAGCGTCAATTTTGACATCGGAACAGTTTTGAACATTTATATGAAAGGCGCAGGAGTTACAACAATCACTGCAACAACACCTGGAACAACAACAGTCGTTTCATCGGGTGCAACTATTGGATCACCAGTATTGGCACGCTATAAGATTGCAAGCGCAATCAAACTGGCTGCAAACTCATGGACAGTAATTGGTGGAATTGCGTAATGCGAAATCCGATTCTTGGCATAACTGGACAAGGTAAAATTCTGCCTCCACCAACTGCCGTTGATTATTTAGTTATTGCAGGTGCGGGGGCTGGAGGAGGATCTGCAAACTCAAGTTATGCGGGTGGCGGGGGCGGCGGAGCTGGAGGATTTCGTACTGCAACAGGTTTATCCGTAAGTGCTGGAGTTTCCTACACAGTCACAGTCGGAATTGGCGGAACAGGTGGAGACGGGTCATCTCACGCTACTAATGGTGCAGATTCAGTATTTTCATCAATCACATCGGTGGGCGGTGGCGGAGGCGGCGGTTATGCGGGCGGCATAAATGGAAATAATGGTGGATCAAGCGGAGGAGGATCAGATACGGGAGTCGCTGGAACACCGACATCGGGTCAAGGAAATTATGGGGCAGCAGGTTATGACTTAACACCTTGGCGCGGTGGAGGAGGCGGCGGTTCAAGTAGCTTAGGTCAAACACCATCGGGCGATGGTGGAAATGGAACTGCATCAAGTTATTCAGGTTCATCAGTTACTTATGCTGGAGGCGGTGCTGGGGCAGCCTGTTTAACAGGTGGAACACCAGGAACGGCAGGTACTGGAGGAGCTGGAGCTGGCGGTTCAAACAATAACGGAAGCGCAGGTCAAACAAACAGTGGTTCGGGCGGAGGCGGCGGAGGCTCAAGTACCGCACCAACGCGATCAGGTGGAAATGGTGGTTCAGGTGTAGTCATTGTCAGATACGCCGACACTTTCGCAGATGCAGTCGCAACTACTGGCTCACCAACAAAAACCTATTCAGGTGGCAAGACAATTTACACATTCACAGGAAGCGGAACGGTGACTTGGTAATGGCACACTTCGTAGAATTAGATGAAAACAATATCGCCATTCGTGGCATCGTTGTTCACAATAACGAGCTTTTAATTGATGGCGTTGAATCAGAGCAAAAAGGAATTGATTTCTGCGTAGCGCATTATGGCGGGCGTTGGATTCAGACTTCTTACAATGCGACATTTAGAAAGAATTATTGCGGTATTGGTTATTCATACGATGAAAGTCGTGATGCTTTTATTGCACCAGAGCCAGAAGATAATCTCGGATTTGATGAAGAAACCTGCCAGTGGATTGTGCCACTGTTGGAACGCGATGACATATCCTAACGGCACTGCTGCAAGGATCATTGAAGTCGCACTAGCTGAAGTCGGCACGGTGGAGACTGGCGAAAATCTGACCAAGTACGGCAAGTTTACAAAGGCCGACGGATTGCCCTGGTGCGGTTCATTCTGCAATTGGGTCTTTCACACTGCCGGCGTCAAGATTCCATCAATGGTTTCAACGGCTCTAGGCGCACATAAGATGAAGGAGCTTGGACGCTGGATTGAAGATAAGCCGCAGCTTGGAGATCTATGTTTCATGGACTTTCCGCACGATGGCATTGACAGAATCAGCCACATCGGAATCGTGGTCAAGGTAGGCGCAACGAGCGTCTATTGCATCGAGGGCAACACGTCCGGCACTGGAGATCAGCGCAACGGCGGAATGGTGATGATTAAGCAACGCTATATCGGCAAGGAGATTGTTGGTTTCGCTCGCGCTCGCTTGACAACCTATGTTGGAGAATATCCAGTGGTTGAGCTAATCCAAAAGGCGAAGCCAAAGGAGAAGAAGAAATGAAAGATCTTAAGGCGTTAGGTGCATCATGGGCGAGAAGCTCAGTGGCCGGAATGTTAGCCGTTTATATGACAGGCAACACGAATCCAAAAGATTTAGCAATGGGGCTTGTTGCTGGCATCATTCCAGTATTAGCTCGATGGGCTAATCCTAAAGACGTGGCATTCGGTAGCAAGAAGTGAGTGTAGGCGAATGGACGGCGGTGGGTGGGCTTGTTCTTGCGGTGCTCACTGCCATCTATTCGTCAATGAGATTCATGGTGAAGTCGATCATGCGGGAATTGTCTCCGAATGGTGGCAACAGTCTCAAGGATCAAGTGTCTCGAATTGAGGCACGTTTAGATCAACTATTGCTGGAGATTGCTCTCAAGAAATAGACACGCCGACGTCAATCTTGAAATTGTCGGACATAGATGTCACTCTGTATCTGGGAGCATCCGACAAGGCTCCCACGGGAGCAAAAAATGACATCAGGTGAAATCGGTTTATTCTTGTTTATGTGTCTGGCCTGTATTCTGTGGTCGATTGTGAGCTACACAATGGGCTACAAAGAAGGCCACAAAGAGGGCTATCAACGCGGTCGAGCCGTAGGCCGTCACGCATCAGCTCAGGCGGTGAGCTAATGGGATTCCTGGACAACTACGAAGCTGCTCGCGCTCGCACTGATCGCTGGCTGGCAACATATCCAACTGGTCGCATTGAAACAGAAATTATGGAGTTCAGCGCCGAAAAGGGCTACGTTCTAGTCAAGGCAACTGGCTACCGAAATGCCGATGATTTATATCCAGCCGGCGTTGATTTCGCTTATGGCTATCAGGGCGCTTATGTGCAGAATATGAAACGCTGGTTCGTTGAAGATACAGTCACCAGCGCAATTCTTAGAGTTATGCAGCTCATTATGGGCGGTGCAGAGCGAACAGTGCGCGAGACTATGGAGCAGATTGAGAAGCTACCAGCAAAGGTTGCTAACACTGAGCCGGATTATTGGAACACTAAATTCGGAGACGTGCCATCGTTTAAGACACGTGAAGAGGCAGAAGAGGCCGGCATTCCGACTCTTGGAGTAGCTATCGACACCATTAAAGAAACACTAGGCGGCGTTCAAGTAGCTGCTGCTCCATTGTGTTCTCATGGCCATATGATCTGGCGAGAAGGTACATCGGCAAAGACTGGAAAAGGCTGGGGCGGTTATATGTGCTCCGAAAAGACTAAGGCAAAACAGTGTCCGCCAGCCTGGTACATGCTCGGATCTGATGGACAATGGAGGCCACAGGTATGAGCCGCGTGACTGAAATGATTGACGTAGATTTAATGATTGGCCGGACTCTTATCGATGGCAAAATAGTTGCAGAATACAAAGTCGAAAATTGCGACAACTGCAAGCGCATTGAAATGCTAGATCGTGCCGGCTATCTCAAAGCCGTCGGAGAAGAGCCCGTATTGTGGTTCTGTGGCCAATGCAGAAAATGACAATAAGCGCAGCTGATGAATGGGCTATTCATAAGCGAGCCGTCGATGTGGTGTTCTCATACAGTGGCCAACTTGGAACAACAATTCGCTACAACTCGAAGCTAAATAATCACGAACAGGTAACGGAATACGCCGAATCTCTGGGAGCTGAGATGATTGTGGCCAGATACTTCGGCCTTGACTATGACATCAACGTCTCAAACGGCAAAAGAGGAGCTGATGTAGGTCAAGGGCTAGAAGTGCGCTGGACGTCTTATGTGGGCGGCAATCTCATCGTGTATCCGAATGATCGTGAGACTGACATCGCAGTCTTGGTAGTCGGTAAATCGCCTATCTATCACATCGCCGGCTGGCTTCCAGTAGCCTTTGCTAGACGCAAGCGGTTCAAGAATCCGCGTCAGGATTCCTGGTGGGTCGATCAGGCCAATCTGAATCCGATTGAAACATTGGTCAGGAGCGAATATGCCACTGCTGCGATTTGATTGCTCAATCTGCAAGAAGCTCTATGGTGATGGGCGCAAG